AAGACCTAATCTTTTGAAAGGGCATTCCTCTGTGAAGTCGGAAGCCCACGAATCTTTAGTTCGTGGGTAGTTCACTGCATGACATTCACATGCGAAATTTGAATAAACTTAGAAGATAATCTTGATGTAATCAGAATGGAAATTAAAACGAAAGACAGGCAAAAATTGGAGCCTTGATGAGTTATTTGAATATTGGCATAATGAAATTTACATTAAAAATGAACGACTATGAAAAAATTACTAATCTCTTTTGCAATAGTAGCCTATGCGCTTGCTATCTTAATCATTGCCCCGATACTGGCAATAGAAGCATATCTGACAAAAAACTACCCTGATGATGGATATTACAGCTAATGATATTAATAAGCATGGCCGGTTAATTTTTGTCAATAAACTTGGCTACCAGGTTACGCTATACGGATACATCCGGGAAGTCAATGGGAAAACTATTATATGGCAGGATAACGAACATTCGGATAAGTTTAAAATAAAAACACACACAATTAAATCATTCAAAAGAATAATGTTATAAACTACTTCTTAAATATTTAAACTATGAAAAGATTAATTTTAATTTCAACAATGATGCTGATGGCAGCAGTCTTATCAGCTCAAACAAGTGTATCAGTTCTTTATTCCCCGCAGGACGCAGGGAAAGGGTTGAGAATTGACCAACAGGAAAACACCTACGGGCTTTACGGATCCGTGGCGTATGGTAACTATAAAAGCATCTATGGTTATGCAAAAGATCATTACCGGATGGTGGTGGGCGCAACAAAACATTCAGAACAGTCCTATATCGGCATTGGTGTTGCTTATAGCAGGTTTGGAGAAACAGATCTTCCGGCGGCATCAAAGGCATTAATACCTGTTACGATCGAGCTTTGTGGTGGTACCAAAATAGGCAGGTTTATCTGCGGTTTGGCTGTGGATGTGGTAAAATACAGTGCAGGAGTGAATTTTGGATTTATGTTTGGAAATAAAGAATAAATAGTTTATTTTTGAATTGGTGAATTGATTGACAAGGGGCCCTTCTCGACTCTTTCAAAATCAGGTTTTAATGTTACTTTCATTTTTAGGGCCCCTTTTATTTCCGGCTAAGGCCGGATTTCTGTTAATAAATGTGTTAATAAACTTTTTGCATTGTAATTGATTAATGAATTATCTTTACAAGGAGTTGTTTTTTTATTGTGGTGATATGGCATACGACAAGGCAAAATTAGAAGAACAAGCAATAAAGATATTGGAAGATGATCCGTATATCTTTATATTACAGGATGTTATTTCTTTATTGCCTTGTGTATCATCAACTTTTTATAATTATGAGTTGGAAAAATCGGAACCTATAAAAAAACTTATTGAAAGAAATAAGATATTATCTAAGTCCAGATTAAAAAAGCGATGGTCTGATGATCCAAATCCCGCTACAGATATAGCACTTTACAAACTTGCTGCAACAAACGATGAAATAGAAAAACTGTCATTACAGAAAGTTAATGCAGAAGTGCAGGGCAAAATTATAATTGATTTCACAGGGGATGACTAATACAACAATCGAAATAAAAAAGCCCCGTTTTGCAGATTATCAAAAAGCAATTCTTGAATCAGAGAAAAGATTCACTATAACTGAAGCTTCAACAAAAAGTGGAAAAACTTTTTCACATATATACTGGCTATTTGAGCTGGCACATAAAGGCCAGGAAGGACATGAATACTGGTGGATAGCACCAATTTTTTCACAAGCAGAGATAGCATTCAAAAGACTTCGCAGGAGAGTTGCCCGGTCAGGGATGTATCCCTCGAATCTTTCCCGTATGTCAATAACCACACCAATAAATACGATAATAGTTTTTAAGTCAGCTGAAAATCCGGATAGCTTATACGGGGAAAATGTACATGGATTTGTATTTGATGAATTCAGTAGGGCTAAAGAGGAGGCCTGGTTTGCGCTGAGGACAACAGTAACATATACCAGAGCAAAGGGTAAGTTTATTGGGAACGTAGTGGGGAAAAACTGGGCCTGGAAACTGGCCCGAAAAGCTGAATCAGGACTGGAACCGGAATTTGAATATTTCAAAATAACAGCTTCCCAGGCTGTACGGGCGGGCATACTACAACAATCAGAGATAGAACAAGCACGCAGGGACTTACCCGCCCGTATTTTTAAAATGCTTTATGAAGCGGAATATACAGCTGTTGAGGGTGCGCTCTGGGATTGGGAGATGATAGAAGATAACAGGGTTCAGGCTTCGCCGGAGTTGCACCGTATAGCTGTAGCCATTGATCCGGCAGTAACGTCAAACAAGGATTCTGACGAGACTGGTATCATAATTGGTGGCAGGTGTGTTAATGGCCACGTTTATATTTTGGAGGATCAGTCTGGTACCTACACACCGCAGGGATGGGCAACAAAAGCATTGGCAGCTTACCGCCGGTATGAAGCTGATAGGATAGTAGCTGAAGTTAATAATGGGGGTGATCTCGTTGAAACGGTGATAAGAAATATTGATAAGTTTATCAGTTATGAAAGTGTTCACGCTTCGAGGGGGAAAACTACCCGGGCTGAACCGGTCGTCGCACTTTACGAACAAGGCCGGGTTCATCATGTTGGAACACTTCCGGAGCTGGAAGACCAAATGACATCCTGGGCAGGTGCGAAAGGCGATCCTTCCCCTGATCGCATTGATGCCCTTGTATGGCTTGTTACGTTTTTGATTGGAATGAAAGTATATGATGATAATGATACCGGTGTAGTATGAGCTTACTCACAAATATAGCAGAAAAAATTCTGGCCCGAAGACTGAAAACACCCGGGAGGCTGGATGAATACGTTTTAAATATCCTGGGCGGAGCAGTGTATCCTGATCCGGTTTCGGAAACATTTCTAAACTCTTACACCGGCAATGGCGATGTGTTTACTGTGATCAATAAAATTACTGAACCTGCATCAGGGGTATTGATCCGGCAGGTTGACCAGAGGGAAAATGAAGTGCCAAATGGCAGGATGATATCCCTTATTAATAATCCTAATAACAGGCAGTCGAAAGAGGAGTTTATTGAATCCATTCTTTCTTTTTATCTGATTTTTGGCAATTCTTACGTAGCGTATCAGTCGGTTGAAAATGGTCTTAACGCCGGTATGCCCATTCGGTTGGATGTGTTGCCTCCACAGTGGATGGAGATGGTCATCGGGTCTTTCCAGGAGCCTGTAAGAGGATGGAAGTTCATCATGTCAGATAAGTCTATTGACTATGAGGCAGGGCAGGTGCTGCATTGGCGGGATTTTAATCCTGATTACGATAATTCCGGGACAGGGCATCTGTACGGGATGTCGAGACTAAAACCCATTTTGCGATCAGTCATTGGGACGGGGGCAAGCTATGACGCTATTGTTACAGCCCTACAGCACCATGGGGCGCTGGGGATATTAACTATATTAGGCGAGGACGGGAAGCAGTCAGGACATATCGGTAGGGCGCAGCTATCAGCCATACAGCAGGAATACAAAAATAAATACACCGGTATAAAAAATGCCGGGAAAATTGTTGTAACGAAATGGGATCATAAATGGACTAATTTCGGCATGTCGGCGCAGGAGATGAAAGTCATTGAATCCTTGTCCACGTTCAAGGGAAACATCTGTGATGCATATAACGTGCCTAATCAGCTCCTGTCAGGAAGTAAAGACCGAACATATAACAACTACAAAGAGGCTGACCGGACATTGTGGATAAATGCTATTAAGCCTAACCTGGACGGGTTACTGTCAAAGTTGACTAAATGGCTGGCGCCGCTTACAAAAGAAATGGGTCATAGCCTTATTGCTGATTATTCCGAGATAGAGTCTCTGCAGTATAATAAAACAGAACTCGTACAATGGATGGTGATGGCAAAGTCATTCACCCGTAACGAAATCAGGGAAGCCGTCGGATACCAGCGCATTGAAACAGATGAGATGGATAAAGTTTATGATAGTGTTGGCACTGTTCCGGTCGATCAATTAGGGTTGATGCCATCCGGGTATATGTCGGAGGAGGTACTGAAAGCATTAAAAATACATGATTACAGGCAATGAGATTATCTCCAAACATATATCTGCAGAGTTCTTTGATAAAAACATTTTTCAATGTAGGGAGGAAAGTCCTTGCGCTTGTCCAGCAACCTGTTGTTTCGCTTGCTGCCAATGTGGAGCCGGAAGAGCTGAAGAAAAGAGCTGTAATGTTACTTGATCCGAAGCCACTTGAAAACTATCAACGGGATATGTGGGTTAAAAGTGGTAGTATTGTTGCAGTGGATACCATTAAGCGGATTCATAAGTTCAGCAGCAAACAGATGGAGTTTTGGGAAGATTTCATGTGGCAGTATATTAATGAGAGATCACTCCTTAAAACCGGACAGATGTTAGCTACTCAGCAGGATGTTATTAATAAGGCAATAGACAGGGTACTGGCTGAAGGAATGGCAAGGGGAATGAGTGTCCCGGATATGCGACGAACGATAACAGATGATCTTCTATCAGTATTGACAGAGATAAATACCTACCAGGCTGAACGGATTGCAAGAACAGAAGTCAACGGGGCAGCTAATGCAGGAAGTTATGAAGGGGCTATGTCAACGGGTGTCGTATTGGGTAAGTTCTGGATAACATCGGGACTGCAGGGGATAAGGGAATCACATGTTTTGTATGAGTCACTCGGGGTGGTACAGAATGATTATGAATACAATATCGGATTAAAACATCCCGGCGATCCTGATTGCAGGATTGCGGAGGATATAATAAATTGCAGGTGTACTATTGGTTACGAAGTGGATTAATTATAAAGAGATGAAAAATATATTCAGGGTAAAAAGTAATTTCGAGTTAAAGGATGCAGATGAAAAAACTGGTATTGTTACCGGCTACGCATCTATATTTGGGAACGAGGACAGCGACAAGGAGATCGTTGTTCAGGGGGCTTTCAGAAAGACACTAAAGGAACGGGGGCCGAAAAGCGCACGCCCACGTATTAAACATCTCTGGCAACATGACAGCTGGCAGCCTATTGCTGTGCCGATTATCTTGAAAGAGGATGACAAGGGGCTGTATTTTGAAAGTCAGTTCGGGAAAGACCAGTTCTCGCAAGACAAGCTGCAGCAACATATTGACGGAATTATAACGGAGATGTCAATCGGATATAATGTGATCAAAAGCGAAGACACACGGGATGATGATGAGATGCTTGTAAATAGGAAACTTCTTGAACTGAAACTGTGGGAATATTCCTCTGTGACCTGGGGTGCTAATGAATTAACGCACATTGTAAGCGCTAAGTCCAGGGAAGATGTTATTTCCAATTTGAATAAACGTCTGGATGCTCTTAATCACGGGTTGAAGAACGGAAAATACACTGATGAAACCTGTGAAATGTTTGAAGCAGAGATAAATAAAATAATTAGTATGATAAAGACACTTGAAGTTAAGGAGCCGGCGATAGTCACTCCTGAATCTGTTGAGCCGTCTAAGTTTTTTGAATCAATATTGTTAAACTTAAAAAAGATTAAGTGATGGATGAAAAGCAGATAAAAGCTTTAACTGACGCTATTAACGCTGAACTCACCCGTGTCAGTGGTCTCTATGATGCTATGCAGAAGGAGATCACCGGGAAGGCGGACGAGGATAAACTCAGCGACCTGTCAGAAAAGGCTAAGAAATCGGAAGATAATATCAAAACTCTTTCCGACCAGCTTGATCAGATAGAGATCAAGCTGAAGGATTTTTCCCTTAACAAGGGGCCGGAGTCGCCCTTTGTTGAAATGCATAAAGCATACAAGGAAGGGAAAGACAAAATGAAGGCTCCCGGCGGATCTTTTAATTTCGAGTTGAAAGGCAGCCCGGAGATGTACATAAAGCAGGTTGGTGACATATACAAAGATCCAAACCTGTCGGATGCCGCTTTGGCTACATCGGTTATTATTCCCGATCGGATTTCGGGAGTGGAAAAGGCTCCTGACCGCACAATCAAGTTTCTGGATGTTGTCAGCAGGGGCGTTACAGGAAGTAATCGTGTGACATGGGTTGAAAGGTCGGCACGCACCGAAGGTGCAGCTGTTGTTGCCAACGATCATACAAAATTTCCGCAGAGTGATTTTACATGGATACAGAAAGTTGCCAACGTGGAAAAGATCGCAACATACGTGAAGGTAACAAACGAGGCTCTTGAGGACTGGGATGAGCTTCTCACTCAGATCAGGCTGGAGCTTTTCCCGATGTTGGAAAGGGAACTGGAAGAGGAACTGTATTCCGGTAGCGGGGCATCTCCTCATCTTGTTGGACTAATACAGAATGCTCGCCCATACGAGGCAACCGGACTGAATGCAAAAATTAAGTATCCTAACACGTTTGACGCTATCAGGGCAGCTGCCTACCAGTGTGCAGCTAATAACTATGATGCTAATTACGCATTTCTGAATCCTGCTGATTTTGCAGAAATGGAGATGAGTAAAAACGCTAACGGTACATATGTTATTCCTCCTTTTGCTGCAGCTAACGGGCTCACTATTTCCGGGTTGAGGGTTGTTCAGAGCAACCTTGTTGCTGCCGGAAATGTTCTTGTCGGCGATTTCGCACGGGCAGCATTGTATATGAGGCGTAATATTGAGATCAAGATCTGGGATCAGAACGAAAATGACCCGCTGTATGATATGAAAACTATCACAGGATCACTCCGGGCCGCTGTTAAGATTCCTGCTCCTCATTACTACTCATTTGTATATGATGAGCTTGATGATATCAAAACTGCAATAACCGAAATAACAGGCTGATCATGAAGAAAATAATGTCACTTGGTGTGGTAATGATAGCTGTAGCAGCTGTTGTTCTCCTGACTTCGGCTAATGGTACGAAGAAAAAGTCTGTTACTCTTGGCGCCGGGAATAGCGTTTATACGTTTTATCCCACGGCTACCGAGTATCTCGGTGGTGCTAAAGGGCTGGATACGCTGAATTTTGAGATAGCCTCAAATAAGCTTGGCCCCTGCACTGTGGTTGCATATGTTGATGTAAAAAGCAGGGCTGGTGCTACTGACACGTATAAATACACTTTGCAAGGTAGGCACTTTTTAAATAGTGATTATGTAACCATTGTTGAAAAGACTGCACAAGCAGCGAGTGCTCTTGTTGCGGATACAAATAAGATTGGTTCTCTTGGAAGTGATAAGCTGTATAGATATTTTCAGTTGTCACTGCGTACTGATGATTCTGTAGCTGCAACTGACAGTATTGTATTTAATGCTATTAGTTTCAAGATTTTAGAATGGTAAACAGGGGAGGGGCAACCCTCCCATAATTTAAACACATGAAAAAGATAAGATTATTAAAAGACAAATTTGTCGTCGGGAAACTTCTCAGGAAAGGATCGGTGCGTGATGTTACTGACCGCACGGCTTTATTGTATGTCAAAGAGGGCAGCGCAGAAGTGGTTGTCCGGAAAGAGGAAAAGATTGATAAGACTACAAAAGAGGAAAAAGCTGTAAAAAAAACTAAATAATGGAACTTATTGTCCTTTCTCAAAATATTAAAGAACCGGTCACAGTGGATGATGTTAAAGCATACATGGGTTATCCCTCCTGTGATCAGGATGCACTTATTCATCATTTGATAACAACTGCCCGGGTATGGCTTGAAAACAGATGTGCCATTTCTGTGACAGAAAAAGATTACGCTGTATATTTTGAGAAAGATGACCGGATGGGTAACTGGTATGAACTCCCGGTGTCGCCTGTTATAGGTGATATAACTGTTTTGTCTGATGGAGAAGAGGTAACTTTTTCAAGGAAAGGATTAAAGAAGGTTAGTATATCCACTGTCGGACTATACAGAACGGTTCTTATAGGCGAACAGCCTTCAACAGGAATAGAAGTCCGGTTCCGGGCAGGGGAGAAAAACATTGTTGCTAACGAGATAATAAAGCGTATTGTTTCAACGATGTTTAACAGTAGGGAGGACGGCGGAGGTGACGAGGTATTTGAAGGGCGACTACCTTTTGACACGCTGAGACTAATTGAATCAATAGATCAAAACACGGGATTTTGAGAACAGGGAAATTAAATACTACCATCACTATCGAGCAACTTATAAGCTCTGTCGACTCATCGGGTGATACACACGAAGCGTGGACTCCGGTTATAACACTCAGGGCGAAAGTTGAGCCTGTGGATGGAGTGAGGTTTTTAAATGTGGGTGAACTGGTTGATAAAGTTATTTACCGGGTTGAGACGTGGGGGGATTATGGTTATAATGTTCGTATCCTTTATGATGATATGACACTATATCCGCTCAGGCCGCCAACAGTGACACGGGACAGGAGCCAGAGAAAAAAATATGTTGTATTTGTAACAACGAAAGTATGATTAATTTGGAGATAGAAGGGATTGATGAGCTGAAGCGGGATTTCAAACGTTTCGGACAAAAAGCTGATGTTGCCATACAGAA